CAACCCCCCTTGACAAATTTTTTTTAAATTAGTATTATAAGTATGTATTATAGGTGCAAGATGTCACATTGGCACAGTTATCGCTTCGTTTGCATCCAGTTCGTAGACTTACGCACCGTAATAACAGAGATTACAATGAATTTACTACCAGAAAAAAGAAAATCCACTAAGATTTCAGAAAAAGAAGAGCTGTTTCTACAGAATTTGTTCAGTAATGGTGGACATGTGGTTGCTGCAGCAGAAAGTGCTGGATACACAAAAGGTTCTGCAGGATATTTGCGAAGCAAATTATCGAATGAGATCATTAGTCGGTCAAAAAACCTACTGGCAAGTGCATCTGTAAAAGCAACACACAAGCTTATCAGCCTAATAGACAGTCCTCAGATAGAAAGAGGGGATGATCTACGATTTAAGGCTGCAGAATCGCTCTTAAACAGAGTAGGATTGGGTAAAGAAGAGACACATAACCATAATGTACAGGCATTGCACGGAGTAGTGCTGTTACCAGCTAAAAAAGGGATTGTAAATGGCTAATAGAGCAGGACCAAAACAATATAGTAAAAGACAAACACAACAACCACGACCAGTAAATTATAGTGACGAAGATAATATAAGTGTTTCTTATATAGACAGATTTGGAAATCGTATAATAGGAAAAGTATCCGAAAAAGATTTATCAAGAGAATATTCTAAAAGAAGAGGTATTTTAAAAGGTGAGTAGGGTATAAATAATGGCTAGTCTTTCTTTTAGAAATGCAAGAGAAGACCCAGAGTTTTTTAAAAATTTAGAAAAAACTTTAGAATCTTATTTTGAGTACAACCCTGTTGCAAAATTAGGGTTTTACGCAATTATGGATGGTGACATATTTGGAAAAGCATTAGGACCTGAATACGAAGGAGGTACTAACTTTCAAATTGGTTTGCAAATAGCAGATCAAGAGTATTTTAGAGAGAGAGGTATGGGGGATATTGGAGGTTTTTATAGGGCCCCTTCCTATCTCGACCAAGAATCTTATGATGGTAAAATAGTTATGAAACAAGAAATGGAAGCTGATGATAAAGTTACGGATGTTCAAGAACGTTTTACTATGATTGCTGATGATGAAAACAGTACTTTTCTACATGAACTTACACATGCTGGGCATATGGTTTTAAATACAATGTTAAA